CGAGTGGACCACGACGCAGGTCTTCTAGAATTTGAGCTTCTGTAGCCCGTGGCTGGCCCGCCGTCATACGTTGTGCCAGCTCTTCAAAAATAGCTGTTTGAGAACGAACTTGGCCAGTGCGTGGGTCAGAAGTGAAAATACCGTATCTGGCCATCAAGTTACCCGAACCTGGACCAGCAGTCATCTGCTCCATAGCAGAGAACGCTGCCATGGTGTCCATGTTTAGGTATTTGGTAGCGTTACCAGCCCCAGCTAGTAACTGACGATAAAGAGGACTGTTTGGGTTTAGTCCAACTGCACCAGCATAAGCTGCAATGTCAGCGTCAACACCACGGTAACTTAGACCGCCGCCCAATCCACCAAACGTGACGCTTTCTAGAACCTTTCGGCTCATTCCCCCGCCAGCACGCACGGTGGCACCATAGTAGCCACCAGCACGTGCAACAACTTCTCCAACGTCGGGCAGCATGCTAACCACGCCACCAGCCATGGTAGTAACGCCCCGAACAATGCCTGCCCCCATCTCCATGCGGGCCATGCGAGTTCCAGCGGCAGAAATAGAGGCAAGGCTGCCAGGCATCATTGAGCCACCACTGGTTCCAGTAGAACCTGTGCCCGTGCCACCAGCCAATAGGTTGTTTAGACGTTCGGCCTTTGAATTGACCCTGTCTAACTCTTGATTTAGTTTTGCAACTAAGCCAAGAGCACTTTCTTCTGCCATGTTAGCCTCTTACCACTTTTCCGTATTCTTTGGCCATTTCTAGCCAGTTCTTTCTCTCACGTGGAGAAAGCGCCTTTACTTCTGATAGCGACCACCCAGGGTAGCTTTCAGCAATTACGGCGTATTGCCGCATTAACCATTCGTGTCCAGCGATTCTAGAGTCGAAACATAGCCCCGAGACTAATCGGGACTACCACCTCTCCGTCGCCGTCGGGGTTAGCAACTTTTATTTCTTCGAATTGTGGTCCAGGGGCTCGTTTTGTTAGTTCTTCATTCAACTTTCTGCGGTCTACTAAACCGAGATTGCGAATCTGCTCAATAGAAACAACGGGGTTACCATCAATTTCAACTACGCAGTTGTAAAGCATCACACTGATAAGTTCCGCAACACTCTTGTCAGAACTTGCCAACATTTCTTTCTGCACTACTCCAGTAGGGAGCAAGACGGTGTACTCGTGGCCTCGACCATTTACAGTAAACTTACGGTCACTGATTGGGTCAGTTAGAACTCGCATTTTGATGTCTTTCAAAACGTCAATTTCTACCTCGTGCACATCTCCAGTCGCTACGTCATAGCCAGGAAGAGTTACTGTGTCACCAAACGTGGCACGGTAAATACCTATTAGCAGTGCGTCTCTGTCACCAGCCAGTAGGTTGTCGAGTAGTTTTTCGTCTGCTGGAATGTTCCCAACAGATACAACTCCTCTAGATAAAATTGTCGCTAGTGCTCGTCCCACATTTGGGGCTTTTACAATAGCTTCCTCATCCCGCCCTGTTAGCTCTTTGACCTCAGCGGTGGTGATGACCTCCCCAGTGGATGTTACAAATCCACCAGGGAGTGTCACCAACGTTGGGTAAGGAGCTGTTAGCTTGGCAGTTTCCTTTTCAGGAGCCTTCTCTGCCAAAGCTGTTTGAACGAGATTGTTAGCCATTGCAGCATTTTCTGCTGCATTAATCGTATTGTTTGCCATTTATTTCCTTAGAAGTTAGCTGCGCTTGTGGTTAGGCTTGGGGCCCAGTTTACGTCAAATCCTTCGTGAACTAGGGTCATCTGCTCTACGAAGATGGCGTTGTCACCTGCGTTTAGGTCTGAATAAGCAACGCTGGTTGGCCATGCGTTGTAGACCTTGAATCGCAAAGAAACGTGGTCATCTCCAGCAGTTCCAACACCGCCAACAGTTCCAGCACCTGGGATTGGGTGAGTTAGCACCGAAATCTCTAGGTCTGCACGGAACTTCTCGGCAAGAGTGTTAGTAGAACCACCTTCGACAGTAGCGAATAGCTTTCTCATCCAGTCCCAATTCTGCTTGGTACCAAGGATGACACCACGCTGCAGAGTCACAGGAGCAAACGTAGTCTGTCCAGGAATCTGGTGAACAGTGGTGTTGTAGCCACCCTCACGGTAAGGAATGCTGTCAGTGGTGACTGCTAGTCCCGAAACCGAAGTGAAACCGAAGGTAGCTTGGCTAGCAAACCAACTGGCGTCAGTCTGGTGTGGCTTGAACGTAACCAGAAATCTAAAATTTCTGATTGGGTCCGTCAGGAGACTGGACCTGTTATTGATGATAGTTGGCATTACTTAATCTCCTTCGGATTAGTTAGCAGTCTTCTGACTGAGGGTAATGACCACGAACTCGGCTGGGTACTGCAAAGCAACACCAACCTCGATGTGAACTTCGCCATCTGCAATGCTTTCAGTTGGGTTGTTTTCAGCATCACACTTGACGTAGAAGGCTTCTTCCTGAGTAGTACCACGTAGACCGCCCTGGTTACGGTAGTCATTTAGGAATACGCCTAGAACTGTACGGATTCTTGACCATAGTCTCTCGTCGTTGTTCTCGAATAGAGCGAACTGAGTCAAGTCGTTTAGGTTCTTGCGGATGTAGATAAGGGAACGTCTCATGTTGACGTAACGGTTTGCCGTTCCATCCTGAAGCAGAGTACGAGCACCCATAGAAACAACTCCAGCACCTGGCAGGTTACGTAGAGCGTTTACTGGCTTACCAACGCTGTTATCGCTCTTGATACCAGTGTTTAGGCTGTCAAGTTCTGCAGAAGTGAAAGACCTCTCTAGAGCAAGTGCGCCACGAACATTGGCACGGATACCAGCAGGAGCCTTGAATGGGCCATACTGCTTGTCAGTGCTGATGAACAGACCAGCGATAGAACCAGCAGGACCAATCTTGCGCAATGAAGTCGAGCTGCGTCCCAGTGGGTCAGCAATGAATACGTATGGGTAGTAAACAGCAGCATAGCTAGTAGCGGCCAAGCTGGCGGCATAGTTAATCGCTGCGTCTACAGTCAGGCTGTCGTCGGTGTCTAGTACAGCAAAGCCGTTGTTGGCACCACACCACGAAACGATGGCGTCGTGCACGGTCTTACCATTGGAAGAACCTAGAACAGTGATGATTTCTGGAGCAAACATAACCAGTGGCTGGTCAACAGTGGTAAATCCAGAAAGCGCTGACACGTAGTCAGATGCGACAGGAGCAGTACCGTTGGTTCCACCAGTTAGTGGGATGCGGGCAGTTGAGGGGGCGGTTACATTGTCAGTAATAGCCACAGTCACGTTGGTTGAGTTCAACGAGATTACTGTTGGAAGGTAGTCTGACGAAGCAGTGTCGTTGAGAACTACGTTGGTGTACTGCTCAATAAGAACGTCGTTGTCTGGGCTGGAGTCAGTGCTGCTAGCAGCGGTCTCCTTGTAGACATAGAAGTTGTAGTAACCAGAAATATTGGCAGCAGTTAGCTGTACACGCAGGTTGTTTCCGTCAGCACCAAGGTTCTTGGCGGTGACGCTACCGATGGCAGCACCTACACCACTTCTAGGAAGTGAGGCAGTTGCAGCAGCTGCATCGCTGGCCAAAACACGGCGAACCCAAAGTTCAGAGCCACCGTTCTGGAAGAACTGCCCTACACCAAATGTGGCTGGGAAGGCAGCGCTGTAACCACCGAAAGTCTGTACAAAGTCGTACCATGACGTTACACGGGTTACAGTTGTTGGGCCCTGCGCAAAAGCACCGATTGCAGCACCAGCAGCGTTTGCTGTGCCAAGAACGGCGATAGGCGCAGGAAGTAGACGCTCACTAATGTAAACGCCAGGACGACCATAAGCCATCTTTTTATCTCCTAACTAGATTGATTTTTCGATAGGTTCCGAATTATTCCGTTATTACTTGTGCACCAGGTCCATAAAAGTATGGGTCTCCTGGACGACCCTCAGCACGAGCTGGTGTTGGGTCATCCAGATGAACAGACGTTACTTCCTGTAGTGACGTAAAGATTGTTGGGGCTATTTCACTAGACACCCGAACAGTAATTGCGTTTATAAACAGGCGCTTGCCTTGCTCACTAACGTCTCGCTTTGAGACGTCTAGCACATCGAGGCGACGAACAGTGTTGTCGTCTAGCTCCAATATGCCAAATCTAATAGGCAGCTTTACACTTAGTAGCTGCGACATAATTGCACGGTCATGCCTAGGGTGACGTGCATAGCTTGTAATCTGGTAGTCAATGTTGACGGGAATTGGCAGAGTCATCTCAAATGGCTCATCATTGTCTAGCTCAGCAGGACGCAGGTATTCTGCGGTGGCATAGCCTCGCATTTCTCTTTCTACGTCCCTTTGCATGTCCACCATGTCAATGGTGATGTACGGGTAGCTCTGAGAACGTATTTCTTGGTCAGGCTGTCCGAACCATACGCCTACTGGGCGTGGGTCGCCAAGCTCATCGGCTTTCTGGTCAGTGACCGTCATTCCAGTTAGCTTTTCTCTTAGTGCCTTGTCTTCAGATAGTAGAAACGCCATTAGATAGCTCCCTTACCTAAGAATGAACGAACTTTGCTGTCAAGACGGTTATTGAACTTACGTAGGACGGCAGTAGGTCTGCGGAACTGAGTTCCGTACTCCCACTCATCTATCTTTTGTTTAAGCTCGTCAGGGTAGGAAATTATGACTTTACCTTTTACAAGATTTACAGAAAGCTGATTAACAACCTCTTTGGGCCATCCGCTGGCTGCAGCAGAACGGCGCAGGGAAACAGTAAGAGGGCCCAGCGTTTTACGTACGTCTTCGAGGACGCTACTTAGAATATCTGTCGTCACCAGTCTTGCCTATTGGTTTGGGAAGTTGCAATGCACTATCAGAAACGTATCCA